AGTCTTTTGCTGCGACAGCCCACCATACGAACATGATCGCAACGCCTGCCGTGTACCCGGCTGTGACCGCGAGAAACCCGTACAGGTCAAGGTTCACGATCGTTTCGACTACAGCACCCAAGCAGAAGATCGCTAGGAACGCTGCGAGGATTTGAGCCCATACCCACACTTCACGCTTCGTGCGATTGGTCAGGATTGGTCGATGGCACGTTTCGCAGCGCATCAGGCACCACGCTGTTCGGGTGCGTCGATGACACGGGTTTCACGTCGCATCGCCTGCAGCCCATCGAGCTCTGACGGCACAATCCGGAACGACTTGCCGTAGGTGATGTGTGTGAGTCGACCTGCACGCACCCAGTTACGGATTGTTTGCGGGGTGACATCGAGTCGTGCAGCTGCTTCGGTAACACTGATCGTCACACCATCAGCACCACTGGTGGTACCACTGGTACCAGTCTCACTGTGATCGTTGTCACGAATCCACTGGTTCGTTGGGTGGTTGTATCGTGCGACGAGTTCAGCAAGTTCAGCTTCGGCGCCTGGTAACTGCGACCGAATCGGATGATCCGGGCTCATTGACAACTTAAACTTGATGTCAACGATGTACTGCTCGAGTTCAGCGATTCGCTCTGCGGTAGTCATAATCAGATTCCTTCGGGGTCGATGAGAACGGGGAACGTATCACCTAGATGCGGTCGGTAACGGAAGATCTTGATGTCTCGACCGGTCAGCCATGCATTCCATGCTTGGACTGTGAATGCGGCACGGTGGTTCGTTTCGGTCAGGTGTCCCCGTCGTGTATCTGCAGCCACCGTCATCATCTTCTCTCGGAGAACAATGATTGCGCCGACTCCCGAATCCTGTGCTCCGTATCCAAGTACGTGCCAAAACCGGTTTGCTTCTTCTTGTCCCAGCTTCGACATTGTGAAATGCATGGCAATTGCAAGTCCGGCTGGGTATCTGACTGGTGCTTCGAGTGCCTTGCCCACTGGTTGCAGCGAATTCACGATGTCTAGGTTGCTCTCAAACCATTCAAGCATCGTGACCACAGAATCGTTCTTGTACCCACGCGGTTTGCCATAGACCTCTAAGTCATGTGCGGCTTTGATGCCTGCTGCAAGTTTGTTGCAGTTCTTCTGACCACGCATCGCTAGCTGATCTGCTAGTGAACGCTTGCGGCCAGAGTCCATGACATCTTGGGATGCTCTCGGGATGTCATACACAAACAGTAACGGCACCGTGATGCCAGCTTTGACAATGGCTGAAAGCCGGTGCTGCCCGTCAAGCAGCATGCCTTGCTGATCAAACTTGATGGCCTCGCCGGTGTTCGTCCAGTTCCCCGCAGCCATATCATCTGCATACTTTGCGACGTCAATTTGGCTGACCTTGCGGTTCGGTGAACCGATGTCAAGAATTGATTGCGCAAAGTCTGGTGTTACATCCACCCACTCTGCATTGACCGTTTTAGTCATTTGTTGCTCCCGTGACTAGGCCGGCGTTGTTGCCGACACGCAAAGTATGCGCCCGCTTTGCAAAAGTGTCAAGGGTAAATGAAAAGAGCCCCAGGCAATCCCATCTTGTGGGTGCCTGGGGCTCAAACGCCGACTCAGTTGTTGTGGTTGTCAGGTCCAACATGTTGTTGGTGCTGTACCAGTCAGCGCGTAGGGGTTCGCGCTGTGCTCGAGTCGGAGATCAGTAACGCCAGCGGAGAACAATGACTCCACCAGCGCCAGTGCCACCGGCGCGCGCTGTGCCTACACCAGCGCCGCCACCACCGGCCCCGTAGGCGCTTCCTGCGGTGGGAGCGGTGGAACTCGTACCACCGGTACCACCGGTACCACCGCCGCCGGTGCCGCCTGCTCCGGCGGTGCCTGAGACGTTCGCGCCGCCACCGCCGCCGCCTGCGTAGATGGCTGATGATCCGGTGATCCATGTGGTTGTGTAGCCGTTGCCGCCTGCGCCACCTGTGCGTGCAGTTGTGGTTGTGGCACCTGCGGATGATTGGCCGCCACCGCCAGCGCCGGCTCGATCAAGCAGGACCGCCGAGGCGTAGCTGGTGCCACCGGCGAAACCTTGGCCGCTTACAGCAGTCCCGCCAGCTTGTGTAGTTGTGCTATTTGCGCCGCCGCCGCCGCCCGAGCCGCCGCCGCCGACCGAGCCGACCGTGAAACCACCGCCACCACCGCCGTAGGCCAAAGCGATCGCGGTGTTGGGGTAGTAGGCGAGACTTGAATACGACCCGCTGGCACCGGCGGCCCCGGTCGCTCCCACTCCGCCAGTGGACGCCACATTTACGGTGATCGGCGTCGCATTAATCGTCGTGAAATTGCCGGTGAGTACGCCGCCCGCACCGCCACCGCCGCCGCTGGCGCTAGTGGCATTTGCAGCGCCACCGCCACCACCGGCGGCGATCAACAGATACTCGAAATATCCCGGCACTGGTGTGGTGAGGTTGTACCCGGAGTTCTCGCTGCTTGACGTAATAACCAAATACCGCCAGCCGCCAGCGTCGTAGGTGCTGGTCGTCATCCCGGTGCTCGGGAGCACCAGTGACGGGTGTGAGAGCGTCGCGGCGCTTGCTACTGTGCCAACGATGGATGGCATTAGGACGCCGCCAAATCGCCAATTAGCACGTAGGTGTTCGCGCCTGCAGCGGCAGTGCCAGTGCATAGCAATGTTGCTGCGCTGAACTGGGTACGAAACTTCGTAGTAGGAGTGCCATTGAGCACTGCTGGTGCTGTCGCTGCGATCGTGGGTGCTGTACCGCTAGTGACAATGAAGTCGATGCGCTGCCCTACAGAGAGGTTCAGTGCAGTACCTACGTTGATTGCTGCTGTCCCATCGAGGAGCACCAGGTAACCGGCGTCACCGTTCACAAGAGTCGTAGCTGTCGACCAGGTGCGTGTTGGTTGCGCTGCGCTCCACGAACCTTGCGCACCGGTCGCACCGGTTGGAAGACCAAGACTGAGAATCTGGTTGGGCGCAGTGCCACTAACTGCAGCAGTAGCTGAGCCACCTGCAGCAACTGTCGTGACAGTACCGATCGTGAGCGTGTTCGATGCACCTGTCAAACCTGTTGCACCGGTAGGCACACCAAGACTGAGAATCTGATTGGGTGCAGTACCACTCACCGCAGCTGTAGCCGACCCACCAGTTGCGACAGTGGTTACTGTGCCGATTGTGAGCGTGTTAGCTGGGCCGGCGGGCCCTGACACACCACTTGTTATGATGCGATCGGTTGCGAGATCGAGGGTGATGGAGACACTCATCGGGTCACGTCCTGAACGACGTAGCACGGCCCTTGCAACAGAGTGGTCTTCACAGTGCTGTTTGTTTCTTGGATGTCGTACACAGCTTGGCCGGCGGTGAGCGCAGCTGTTGTCGTGGCCGGCAGGGTGCATTGGACGCTGCCACCGGTGCCGTTGGTGACTGTGCAGGTCATTGTGGCGATCACAGCGGTTGAGGCTGCGGTGCTGCGGATCTGTGCTGCGTAGGTACGCCCGGTGATGTCGACTGCTGTACCACTTGAGCGCAACGTAAGGGTGATCGTTTCGGTGTCACCGATGCGCACTGTGAACGGGTAGATGGGGGCGTCAGCCATTGTTGGCGCTCCCATCAGCACCGATCGAAGTCCACGTGGAGCGCAGCAGTGAAGCTGACCCGTTGGTCCCGAATGGTGCCGATCCGATTGATGTGAGCACTGACAGTACGAAACCACCTGCAGCTGCTCCACCGATCGTGACGTAGTCAGCTGTGAACAGGTCGAAGCCTGCAGCTGCACCGATCGCGACCAGAGCGGTTTGCGCTGCTGTCTTGATGGCACGCTCGAGCACTTCACGCCAGAAAGTAGATGTGAACATCAGATACCCCATTCAGGTTTGGTGGACGGTTGCAACCCTGGGAACGGGTAGTCGTCCGGGTCGCATGTTTCAGGTTCTTCTTCGTCGTCGCGTTCTTCGATGTCTGGTTCTATTTCAATCACCGTCATCGTCGTCCTCTCCTTCTTCGTCTGTGTCTTCGTCTTCTCTGGGGGTGTTCAACATGACCCCGTAAAGGCAGTCCAGGTACCCGATGGCGTCGACCACCGAGTCACGTAACAGTTCCGGTGGGAAGTCTTGTGAGAGCCCATATGCCAACCGTGACAACTTCATTGACGTCATAAATAGGATGCCCTCGACCGGGCTGAGCTCTACACCTGTGAGTCGGCTGTAGATATCGGTGGTGAGCGCGTAGTCCTCCCACGGTGGACCGTAAAGCCCGCCGCGAGTATCCGACCCTGTGCCATGCACCAACATGTAAGCATCACGCGCAGGTGAGTCCCACAATGCTTTTGTGTCGCTCAGTTTCTTTGCCATCAGAACTCCCCTTAGAACCTTCGTGCAGTGAACTTTGCAAGCCTGACGCCCTCATACTTGCGGCACAGATAATCAAGTGACACGAACATTGGGTCAGCAGATCCGTCACCGTCAACCTCATGAAGCATGATCACACCACGCCAATGAGCGTTGCCTTGCGGACCCTTGTAGTCCTCGTCGTGTAGGTAGCAGGCACCAGCTATCAGCCCAAACTGCTGTGCACCGGTACCAGGTAAGAACCTGACCGCATAGTCAAGGGTTTGTTGGTGACCCATCACGAAGGTGTGCCCGATCTGCTTCAACCTGCTCGCAGCGTTCCCACCGTACGGGCGCCCTGTCATCGGGTTCGCCCAGAAATGTGTGTACCAGATCCCATCGACACAGATTGGTTGTAGGAAGTCGTGCACCTGGTAACCGTGGC